CGCTCGGAGTACGGGCGGTCTCTGTCAGGCACACCGGTGTACGACAAGAGCTTCACGGCGGACTTTCACATCGCCAAAGACACGATCACTCCCATCCGTAGCGAGAATTACCCGATCATCATCGGCGTGGACTTCGGACGCACGCCCGCTGCGGTGTTCAAGCAGCGCGACCCGCGAGGCCGAGTACTGACGCTGGGAGAGGTGACGGCGGAGAACATGGGCATCGAGACGTTCATCCGGACCAAGCTCAACCCATACATCGCCAACCGGTTCCAAGGCTGTACGTTCGTGTGTGCGCCGGACCCGGCGGGTTTCGCCAAGCAGCAGTTGAACGAGATGTCACTGGTGGACGTACTCAAGCAGGCCGGGTTCCGATGCGTCAGACCACCGACCAACGACCCCGAGCGACGCATCCAAGCGGTTGAACGCTTGCTGCTCCAGCAGCAGGACGGCAAGGCCATGTACCTGATCGACCCGTCGTGCGAGATGCTCATCAAGGGGTTCCGGTACGGGTATCGGTACAAGATCAAGAGGAACGGCGATATGGAGGACCGCCCGGAGAAGAACCAGTTCTCACATATACACGACGCGAACCAGTACGCCGATACCGTTATCGACATGAACGTTCGTGGAACAGCGCTTCAGTCCGGTAAGCGCGAGGTCAAAAAAGTGAGCTATGCTTACTAGCGTCAAATGGGCATAATATGCCCAGTTAGCTACTGAGGGCTACCAATGCAACTCGGCCTTACCCCACCGTCAACACCTACCCCGGCACTACAGCCGACGCCCACTTTCTCCGTCAAAGGACTGATGTCGGCCAAACCGCTAAGCACACTGTTGGCGGAAGAGGCCAACGCGGCGGCGCTCAAGGCTGCTAAGGAGCAGCAGGCTGGCCCGTTAGTGCAGTCACTGGCAGCGCACATCAAGCGCCACTGGCAGTTGGCCAAGCAGGCCAAGCAGCAGGTGGAGCAGGATATGCTGGCGGCCGTACGCTCTCGGCGAGGGGAGTACGACCCGGACAAGCTGGCAAAAATCCGGCTGCAAGGCGGCAGCGAGATTTACATGATGCTGTTTGCGACCAAGGCGCGGCAGTTGAAAGCTCTGCTGTACGACGTGCTCATTGGCAGCGGCAGCGAAAAGCCCTGGGCGCTGGAGCCCACCCCGGCGCCGGAGTTGCCGCCAAAAGACGTTGAGACGATCCTGGCGTCGGTGTACGAGGAAGCGGTCCAGGCCGAGATGGCCGGAATGCCGATGAGCACGGACGACATCCGACGCCGCCTCATCGACATGAAAACGGAGGTTGAGAACCGCATCGACGAACAGGCCCGCGCGGAGTCTGCTCGCGCTGAGCGCGAGATCGAGGACTTGATGGTTGAGGGCGGCTGGCTGGATGCGCTGGACGCCTTCATCGACGACCTGGCGGTGTTCAAGACGGCCTTCATCAAAGGCCCGGTAGTTCGCATGTCGAGCGAGCTGAGGTGGGCGCCAGCCGGTGACGGCAGCGTCGTGCCGCAGGTGCAGCGCGTGCCGAAGGTGTTCTTCGAGCGCGTAGATCCGTTCAATATCTACCCAGCCCCGTGGGCGACGAACGTACACGATGGCTATCTGATCGAGCGCCACAAACTCAGCCGCAGCGCATTGACGGCGCTCATCGGTGTGGAGGGGTATAGCGAAGACGCTATACGCCGCGTGTTGGACGAGCACGGGTCGGGCGGCCTACACGAGTGGTTGAGCGTTGACACAGAGCGCGCCAGCGCCGAAGGGCGCGACGTCGTTACTTCGGTGCCGCAGTCAGACACCATCGACGCGTTGCAGTACTGGGGTAGTGTCAGCGGCAAGATGCTGCGTGAGTGGGGGATGACCGAGGAGGAAGTTCCCGACGATGCCAGGGAGTACGAGGTGGAGGCGTGGTTGATCGGCAGTCACGTCATCAAAGCCGTGCTCAACCCCGATCCCCTGGCGCGGAGGCCGTACTACGCGGATGGCTTCAGCCGGGTGCCGGGAGCATTCTGGCACAACAGCCTGTTTGACGTGCTGCGCGACTGTCAGGACATGTGTAACTCGGCGGCGCGGGCGCTGGCGAACAACCTGGGCATTGCGTCTGGTCCGCAGGTGGTCGTCAACGTTGACCGACTACCGCAGGGTGAGGACATCACGGAGCTGTATCCGTGGAAGATTCACCAAGTCATCAGCGACCCGATGGGGTCGTCCGCGCCACCGGTGACGTTCTTCCAACCGTCAAGCAACGCGGCGGAACTGATGGGGGTGTACGAGCGGTTTGCCGCTATCGCAGATGAGGTCAGCGGTATCCCGCGTTACATGGCCGGGTTCAGTGGCGGTGAGGGCGGTGCAGGCCGCACGGCGTCGGGACTGTCGATGATGGTGGCTAACGCTACCAAACAGATCAGGCAGGTGCTCGCCAGCCTCGACGTACACATCATCGCGCCGTGTGTTGAGCGTACCTACCACTGGCTGCTGGTCAATAAGCCGGAGCTGCGGCTGTCGGGTGATTTGGCCGCTCGCGCCCGCGGCTCGCTCAGCTTGCTGACGAAGGAGACGGCGCAGGTTCGCACGAACGAGTTCTTGGTGGCGACGGCCAACCCGATAGACATGCAGATCATTGGCCTGGAAGGCCGCGCCGAGCTGTTGCGCCACGCCGCCAAGCGGCTCGACGTCAACCCGGATCGCGTGGTGCCGTCGTCGAACAAGTTCAAGGCGCAGCAGTTCGCGGCCCAGCAAGCACAGATGGCACAGATGGCACAGATGGCGCAACTGCAGCAGCCCAAGGCGTCCGCGAGCGGACAGGAGTTGCTTGACGGCGCCCCTGTCGTTGATAACTTCACACCGCAGCCGCAGCCATGACGCGAGATAAAGAAGCTCAGTTGTTTGACTACTTATGCCGGCATAAGCCCCTGCGCGAGTGGTTGGAGGGGCAGCTCAAGCGGCACGTCTCGGTGTTGATGGTGAACGCAGACCACGCCGCGCTCATGAAGGCGCAAGGGGCGTGCGCGTTCATTAACGCATTTCTCGACCGCCTTAACGCGGCTGAGGAATCTGCCAAACGGCAGTAGTTGCACTAGCTCGATAAAGATGCTAGTATTTTGTTCAACCTGATACGCGGCACTGCCGCCCAGGAGTTTTTGTATGAGTCTTCCTCGTTCTGTCCAGGCCCAACTTGAAGCCGCCGAAGCCATGCTGGCTGATGTAAACAAGCCAGCCGAAGCTGCTACGCAGCCGGATTCGGCACACGCTGATGTTGCGCCGACGGAAGCAGCGCCACAAGTGGAGCCCAGCTCTGAGCCGCCTGCCAAACCCACTGATACGCCAGTGGCGGAGGTGGTCAAATCGGACGAATCCACGTGGGAGCAGCGCTATAAGTCACTGCAAGGGCTGTTTAATTCGCGCGTCAATGAGCTACAGGGCAGCAACAAAGCGCTGACGCAACAGGTCCACGAGCTAACTACTCGACTGGACAGGTTGATGGACGAGCTGAGCAAGCGACCTGAGCCCCCGGCCGCCGTAGCAGACCCGAAGGACGTCGAGGAATTCGGACAAGATTTGGTGGAGATGGTCAAGCGGCAGGCGTCCGCAGTGTTTGCGGGGCTGGCAGCGAAGGTAGATGGTGTCGTCCAGGCGTTCGAGAAACGCTTGGCTGCCGTGGAGCAGCAGTTGAATGGGACGGCGCAGACGGTCTCGATGACGGCCGAAGAGGTGTTCTTCAGCAAGCTCTCGCAGGCAGTGCCTGATTGGGAGCAGATCAACGCAGACCAGCGCTTCCTCGACTGGCTTGGCGAAGAGGACCCGGTGTACGGTGTTAGTCGTCAAGCGGCGCTCACGGCGGCCCACAGAGCCCTCGACGTCAAGCGCGTGGCGGCCATCTTTAATACTTTCAAGGCGCTGCATCAGTCGCAGAAGCCCACTAAGTCTGTCGAAAAACAGGTGAGTCCGGCGACGACCGCCGCCCCCGCTCCGACGGCACAGCCTGAAAAACCTGTGATTACACAGGCGCAGATTCAGGCGTTCTACCGCGATGTGGCGCAGAACAAGTACCGTGGGCGCGAGGCTGAGGCGGCGAAGCTGGAACAGGTGATCAATGAAGCGATCGCGGAAGGCCGCGTTCGCTAACGTGTAAGGAGTTTCAGTAATGCCCGCAGTGTTTCCTGTAAACGCACCGTTCAATACGAGCCCGTCGTATAGCGGTACTTTCATTCCGACCGTCTGGTCGGCCAAGCTGAACGCCAAGTTCTACAAGGCGTCGGTGTACGGCGAGATCGCCAATACGGATTTCCAAGGTGAAATCTCCGGTATTGGCGACAAGGTGGTGATTAACACCGCCCCGTCCATCGTTGTGCTGCCGTACTCGGCCGGTACGAACCTGACCTACCAGGCTCCGACCCCTGACGTGCAGGAGTTGTTGATTGACAAAGGCTTCTACTTCGCCTTCCAAGTCAACGACGTTCTGGCTTATCAGGCCAAGCCCGACCTGATGGACATGTTCTCTGCCGACGCTGCCGAGCAGATGCGTGTCAAGATCGACTCGACGGTGCTCTACAACACCTTCTCGCAAGCTGCGGCTGCCAACAAGGGTGCTACCGCTGGCGTCAACTCGGGGGCGTACAACCTCGGCACCGACGCTGCGCCGATCACGCTGACGGCTTCCAATGTCGTGCAGAAGGTGCTGGAGCTGGCCTCGGTACTGGACGAGCAAAACGTCCCCGAGACCGACCGTTGGCTGGTCATCGACCCGGCCACTCGTGCGCTGCTGTTCCAGAGCGATCTGGCGAAGGCGTATGCTACCGGCGACTCGACCAGCCCCGTGCGCAATGGCAAAATCGGTACCATCGACCGCTTCACGGTCTACGTGTCGAACAACCTGCCTAAAGGCGCGGCTGGCACCGCCACGCCCTGGGTGTCTGGCGATGGCTCGGAAGACAGCGTCACGACCACCGGCACGGTTGCCAAGCGCCGCGCGATCCTCGCTGGCCACAAGTCGGCCATCACGTTCGCGTCGCAGATCACCAAGATGGAAACCGTTCGCAACCCGAACGACTTCGGTGATTACATCCGCTCGCTGAACGTGTTCGGCTACAAAGTGGTCAAGCCCGAAGCTATGGCGCTGCTGATTGCTGCGTGATAGAATGACCCCCGGCGGTAAAACGCCGGGGGGTTCGCCGTGGTTCCAGTAAGCCAGTTTTTTAGTAGGTTGCTACCTTACGTGCCAGCGTGCCCCGAGCCGCTGGCACAACAAGCTGTTGTCGATGCGGCCATAGAGTTCTGCGAGTCCACTTTGGTAGATGTAGTAGAGCTAGACCCAGAGACGACGGTCCAAGGAATTGCAGACTACAACTTCACTCTGCCGCCGCAAACGAACCTTGTAACTGTTACCAAAGCCAAACTAGACGGCGCATTTATAGCCCCAGTAACAGCAGATGTTGGCAGAGGGCTTTTATTGCCGCCGGGTGCGCCAGCTAGGTATTATGTCAGGGAAGTTGACGGATCTATTTCTCTAACTTTAGTACCACCCCCGGCAGACTCTAAAGAGCTTAGCGTAGTCTGCGCTGTGAAACCTACTAGAAACGCGACGCAGCTAAGCGACAAACTTTTCAACGACTGGGCCGACGCGATAGTAGAGCTCGCGCTGTATAGAATAATGTCTGTGCCGGGCCAGACGTTCAGTAATCCAGAGCTGGCGGTTCTCTACCGTAGGAAGGCTTCTACTGCTATGGCAGCTGCTAGATGGGAGTCTTCTAGGGGTCGTTCACGTGTAACGTTTTCTGTGGCTATGAAGCCGTTTGCGTAGAGGTGACGTATGGCAATACCAGCTAAGGATATCATCAGGCGGTGTGTCGATACACTGCAAGACAACACTTCCGTGCGCTGGCCGGTAGCGGAGCTTGTTCGCTACTTGAACGACGGCCAGAGAGAAATCGTCCTGCATAGACCAGATGCTGGGCTGTCTAGTGCTACGATCACATGCGTGGCGGGTACCAAACAGTCTATACCCTCTAACGGCTCTAAGCTGATCGAAGTCGTGAGAAACGCAAAAATCGGCGGTACTTTTAGAGCCGTGCGCATGATCAATAGAGAGATACTTGACGCGCAAGTACCTAACTGGCATACGGCCACGCCACAGGACGAAGTTATTCACTTTATGTATGACCCGCGCGACCCCAAAGTGTTTTACGTTTATCCGCCAGCTACTACAAATACTCGGCTAGATATTATGTATTCGGCTTATCCGACCGATATTGCAGAGCCTCCTGACGGCTCTACTTATACCGCCGTTACTGGCAATATCAGCGTGCCGGACATCTACGCCAACGCTCTCCAGGACTACATCCTGTACCGGGCCTACACCAAGGACAGCGAGTACGCAGGAAACATGCAACGGGCACAGGCGCACTACGCCGCGTTTGTCAACGCGCTAGGCATAGAAATAAAGGCTACTGTCGCTGTGGCACCCAACCCTGTCGGCAACCCAAACCGGCAGCCCGTCGACGTCCAGGTGTGAGGTAAACCATGTCTAAGTCGAACACTTTTGAAAACGATCTGCTCAAGCTGATCTTCAACGGTACGCCGATTCCGTATCTGGCGGACAACGCCGCAAGTTCGCCGCTTACGAATCTGTATGTGGCGCTTCACACAGCCGACCCAGGCGAAGGTGGCAGCCAGAGCACCAACGAGGTGGCGTACACGGGCTATGCGCGCGTGGCGGTTGCGCGGTCTGCCGCCGGGTGGGTTGTTACTGGTAACTCAGTAAGCCCCGCTACAAACATCGAGTTCGGAGAAATGACCGGCGGAACCCCAGGTACTGCGACGCACGCTTCGAT